CATAAAGACTTATGGCCTAAACTAGAAACAATGGTAATGGCTCATACAAAACAACTATTCGAAAATGATTTGATTGACGATGACCAGACATTGTTGTTAATGTCAACATTAAGTAATCCTGAATTGTTTGAATTACATCCAGTATCCAAAGAGGACTGGTTTATTATTTTTAAGGAATATAATGAATCTATATCTTAGGTCTACCGCAAATCTTGGTGACTTTTTAAATGCTATGCCTGTATTGGCAGGTCTATCTACAGCTTATGGTAACGTTAGTTTGATTATCAGAAGTGAGATGAGAAAATTTAGGGGCATGAAAGAGTTCTTATCATACCAAGGCATATTCAAAGATGTTAATTTTGATGATGAGGTTTTCTTTAGTGGTGTAACCGAGATTAGTTCTTGGACTAGAGAAGACCAGAATGATCCTAATCGTCCAATCGAAACTTGTAGATATGAGAATTGGATGAAGGATGCAGGTTTCAATTTTGAAGTACAAGACGACTTTAAGATTCGTTATCCAGATTTGAATAAAATTGTTGACCAAAACAAGTATTATGTTGGTGATAGATGGGATGTTGGAAATATTGACACTAGACGAGCCACTAAAGTATTGTCACATATGAATGACTGTATCTTTATTGATTACACTAGAGACTTGTTGGAGAATTGTTATTACATTGCTGAATCACCTAAGCCATTCATTACTAATTTGACAGGTATCTCCGTACTAGGAGACTTGTTGAATAAAGAACAATTAATTGTTTGGAAGTCTGAAGATTGGAATCCAGAATTCAGGAATGGTAAAGATATTAATTGGGACAATGGTAAGAATATAGATGCTGTGTTTAAAAAGCACTTCTATGCTAACAGAAAATCTAAATTGGTACACGCTGATGATTTACAATATTAAACCTGGTACCTTTGGTGGTAAATTACGAATGGGCGACTTGGTTGCCGTTTGTAACGTAGTTGAGTATATCAGAAAAAGAGACAATGATCCTACCGTGAAATTCAAGGTAGAACTGGATGGTATTAGTGAAGAAGACCATTGCAGACAATTCTATTTCTGGCTATGTAAGTTTACCGACTATATGACTGTTGAAGAAGGTTCAACACATTTACCGTGGATGAGAATCAATCTATGGGACTTTAGAGATATCTGTGGTGACTTGGTGAGTATACCAAATCCACTTGAAATGAAGAAGAAGATTGTTATCTTTCCTTTGTTTGATGCACCTTATAACCAATATCGTAATTGGCCTAGATTTGTTTTTGACCAGATAAGAACCAAATATAGTGGTGAAGAATATAAAGATTATGAGAAGATTATTTGTTCAAAAGATAAGTATTACTATACTGGTTGGATAACAAGTACATCTATATTAGATAATCTGAAACATATACAAGAGGCTGAGATATTTGTTGGTGGTGATACTGGCACAACTCACTTTGCTTTTGCATTAGATAGAAGTCCAAAAGAATTGTTATACCTGAATTCTAGTCGAGCCTTGGTACATACTTTACCATTTTATTTAATGCAAGGTAAAGGTCAAATGAGTAAATATTGGTTAGATTTTGAGGGAACCTCGTGGCAGTAACTTTTAAACATCGTGGCAAACTTGGCGATATTGTCTGGTCTTTAAACTTTATCAAGGCCATGGGTGGAGGTAAATTATACTTACAACTAGGTGAATACCTAGATGAAACAGGTTTCCAATTTATTAGGTCTTTACTAGAATGGCAGCCTTATATCAAAGAAGTTGTTAAATGGTCTGGAGAACCTGTGGATTATGACCTGGATCGTTTCCGTGAGATAATGAACCGTTCACACCAAAGGTCTCTATGTGAGGTTTATTATGTGGTTTTTGGTAAAGAGGTTCCTAGGCATTTTGAGTATGAACCTTGGTTAGTTGCACCAGACTTTACACATCACAAATCTTCTGTTATAATCAGTAGAGTAGAGAGGGGTCTTCACGGTAGACCGGTTCACAATAAATTCTATGATGATTTGGTCAGTAGAAATCTACAAAGAAATTCTTATTTTGTTGGATTGGATAGTGAATGGAAAAGATTTATGGAAGAATATCAATGCAATATTGCGTATAAACCCGTAAATACTGCATTGGAACTAGCCTCAACCATCAACCAAGCAGACCTTTGTGTGATGAACCAGAGTCTTCCAGCAGTTATCGCAGAAGGTCTAAAGAAGACTTTATTTATTGAGACAAGACTGGATGTTGCTAAACCAGACCATATGTTTACCAGGCCAAACTTGTTTTATATCTAAAAGTCTCTATATATCGGATACGACAATTTAAAAGTTTGAGCACCAGACGGCAAAAGTTGTATAAATATATCACGGCAACCAAAGTGTGTTGCAATTCTAAGGCTAAAAATCAATGGGTGCATTTTTACAATTTCTTAAAGAAGAAGATGAGGGAGATGGCAAGTTAAAGCACATCACTCATCCAGAAGACCGTCCTTTGATGACCGGTTCTAAAGGCTTCGACCGTGCAAAAGCAGTACTGAACAAAGCACATAACCACATCAAATCTGGTGGTAACAGTTCAGACCTAACAATGAAATATGACGGTTCACCATCTTTGGTGTTCGGACATCATCCAGAAACTGGTAAGTTCTTTGTTGCATCCAAGTCAGCCTTCAATAAGAATCCAAAGATAAACTATACTTCCGCAGATATTCAAAAGAACCATGGCCACGCTCCTGGTCTTGTAGACAAGTTGCAGGCATCATTGACACACCTTAAGAAAGTTGCACCAAAACATGGTGTATACCAAGGCGATGTAATGTTCTCGCACGGTGATGTTAAGAATAAATCTGGTGGTAAGGCACAGTTTACACCTAACACCATCTCATATACTGCCAAAGGTGATGAGGCAGAAAAGATTAAGAAAGCCAAGTTGGGAGTAGTGGTGCACCAACAATACCATGGTGATACATTAGATAATATGAAGGCGGATCCACATCCAGACCATCATAATTTTGGCCAACACCCTGATGTATGGCATAAATCAGCAGAAATGAACACAAAACACGTTCACTATTCGCCTGATGACCAGAAAGAATTTCAAAAACATATGGATGCGGCTCAAAAGATTCACGATACAAATAAGAAAGAAATGTATCCTGCAATCGAGATGCATGGTGGAGAAGGTGGCCATTTAGCAACTTATATCAACCACACAGTTCGTACCGATGAAAAACCAACACCAGAAGGTCTAAAGAACCACATTAAAGACAAGTTTAAAAAGGCATCCGACAAGTTAAAGACGCCAGCAGCCAAAGGTAAGAAGGCGGCCGAGTTAAAAACTCATATGGATCATATAGATGCCAACAAAAAGAATTATAAAGCTGCATTAGATATGCACCAACATATTCAGAAAGCAAAAGATGTATTGGTTCGCACCTTGAATCAACATCCAGGCGGTTTGGAACATCACATAGATAATAAGCCAACAGATCCAGAAGGTTACGTTGTTAACCACGAAGGTTCACCAGATAAATTGGTCAACCGTAAAGAATTCGCAAAAGCAAACTTACTTAAAGTTAGAAAATGAAATCATTCTTAGAAGTATTAAAAGAAGAAGACGAAGGCAAGAAGCCAGTCGTTATGGCTTTTGGTCGCATGAATCCTCCAACCACAGGTCATCTTAAGTTGATTGACAAGGTTAGAGAAGTTGCAGCTAAACAAAAGGCTAAACACACAGTCATTCTTTCACACTCTCAAGATTCTAAAAAGAATCCGTTGTCGGCAGAACAAAAAGTTAAGCACTTAAAAAGATATTCTCCAGGTACACATTTTGAAGCTTCTTCTAAAGAGAAACCAACTATCCTACACCATGCTTCCGATTTACACGATAAAGGCCACGACCATTTAACAGTAGTTGCTGGTTCTGACCGTGTTAAAGAGATGCATGACTTATTACACAAATATAATGGTGTAAAAGGTCGCCACGGTTACTATAAATTCAAAAAGATTAATGTTGTCTCAGCTGGTCACCGTGATCCAGATGCCGAAGGTGAAGAAGGTATGTCTGGCACCAAGATGAGAGAACACGCAAAGAATAAAGACTTCCACGAGTTTAGAAAAGGTGTTCCACACCATGTATCAGATACTCATGTAAAAGAGTTGATGAAAGATACACGCAAAGGTATGGGTCTACATGAACAAGTTGACCGTGGCCAATTCAGAGCAATCTTTGTGACTGGTGGTCCTGGTTCTGGTAAAGATATCATTATCCGTGAAGCCATTGCAGAAGCCAGAGCAGTAGAATTGAATACTATACAGGCATTTGATTATCTACAAGACAAGGTTAGATTGTCTGAAAGAACTGGTGACTTACGTAGAGAAGCAATCCGTAATCGTTCACCTTTGATTATTAACGGTCCTGCTGATGACCATGACCGTATTATGACCATCAAAGAAGAATTGGAAGAACTAGGATACGAAACAATGATGGTGTTTGTTAATACCACCAACGAAGTATCTAAGGAAAGAAATGAGAAATTGAATAGGATGATTTCCGAATCTTTACGCTTCGATAAGTGGCAAGAATCACAGAAGTTCCATGACAACTTCGCACAACAATTTAAAACAATGTTGAGCTTTGATAATAGTCCTACATACAGAGAGATAGAACAACAAATTACTGAAACGTATCACAATATTAACGATTTCTTAGATGATAAGGAGTACAATGATATCGCTTTCTCCTGGCTAGAAAACCATAATAAGTTAAATATAAATGAAACGTTCAAACACCTTTTTAAAGAGAAGAATGATGTTAAGAAAGATAGCAAATCTATTCAAGCTAAAACCTTTGGCAAATACAACCCCGGATTCAAAGTTGCAGGACCAGCAGATGCCAGTCCAGACAACAATAGAAAAGGACTCAGATTCGGTCAAACCGACTCCATCAAAGGCGACACGTTCCCGAGGAAAAACCCCAACGGTTACTCAATCGCCGGTGGTGCAGGAGCAGGAGCCTATGCCGCAACCGAAGAAACAAAGCCAACGCTCAAAATCAGCGCCAAAGAAAAAGTCCCCAACTTCCAAAAAGACAACAACATAGTAAAGACTGGCAAGAGTAAGACTTCTGGTAATCCAGTAACTGGTGGACGCAATACAGTAGGCAGCGGGCCAGGTCAAACATTCTCAGACCGTTCTGGTTTACAGATGGGTCTAGGTGAAACGAAAAGATTTAGTGCTTTTAGAAAGCAAGTTACCAAAGAGGCAATAGACGATCCAGGTCTAGGCGATCCAGGTCTA